TTAACGGGGACCGGAGCGGCTGTCGTTGGCCGCAAGATTGGTGAGAAGATATTCGGAACGGCTGAGAAAGATGTCATTGCAGCAAGCGCCGAAAAGGCGGGCGTCCCCCCTGAAGCAATGGAGCAAGTGCTTTCCGAGGTAATGCAGGATGCCGCCCCGCTTACTACTGAAGCGGCTAAGGAAATTGGCACTATCGCCAAGCAGGCTATTGGCAGGGGCAAGCCAGCGCGGGACGCGAAGAAGAAGCTTGCCGAGATGGCGAAGATTAACCCTGAAGCTAAAGCGGCTGCGGACCGTATGGGGGTTAACCTACCGCTGGATATATTGAGCGACGACGCGCAGCTAAAGACGATAACCGGGCTGGCGCGATCTCAGATCGGGAGTGAGGCGGGATCTTCATGGCGTGGAACCGTCACGCGCACGGCGCAACAGGCCGATCAGGCACTTGAGAGTTTAGGGGCCACTCCTGACCTTGCTCAAGTAGGGGCTGATGTCTCTGAGCGTATTACCGGGGCGTTGCAATCTCTGGAAAATCAGGCAAAGGCGCTTCGTTCCGAAGTTGACGACGCGATTGATGTCCGTGCGCCGGTCGATGCACAAAATCTGCAATCGGTCCTTGGTGAGATTATCAATGACTTTGGTGGCCTCGCGGATGCTAAACAGGCATTCTCCGGCGAAGAAAAGAAGCTGTTGGCGATGCTTGGCGAGGGCGAAACAGCGAAGATGCCAACCTATGCCCGCCTGAATAATCTGCGCGACGAAATTGGGCGCGCGCTGTTCAAAGGGCAAGGCCCGTGGGCTGATACCTCGCAACGCAATCTAACGCGCTATTACAAGGCGCTAGCAGACGATCAGCTTTCCCATGTCGAAAGCGTCGGCGGTGCAGAACTGGCAGACAAGTTTAAGGGGTCAAATACGCTTTTCTCCAAGATGTATGACAGCCGCAAGGAATTGCAGGCGCTCTTTGGTGAGAAGTTGGAAAAAGATATCGCGCCACTTATCAATCGTGCTGTGACTAAGGCGGGCAAGGGCGATGCGCAGGACTTGCGCAAACTACTCAAGAACGTGCCAGAAGATATGCGCGGCGGTGTGTTGATGTCCGGGCTTATGGCGCAATCAACTTCACGATCTGCTCAGGGTGGTTTTTCCTTTGCCCAATACGCCAAGATATATCGCGGGCTTCGTCAGAACGCGCCAATCTACAAGGAATTTGCAGAAGCGATAGGCCCGCGGGGTTCTCAAATCATGACTGACCTTTATGCTATTTCGCGGAGGGTGGCAGAGGGTGAGGAGCGTATCGTGCGGACCGGTGCATCTAACCAGCCAATCCTGAATGCTATGAATGCAGAATCGCTTGTGTCTAAGGTTATGCAAGGGACTACGCGCCGTATAGCGGTCACAGGGGCATCGGCGGCGGCGGGCGGCGTTCTGGGCGGGCCTTTGGGCGCGGCGGCGGCTGGTGGTATATCTGAGGCCATGCAGGAAACAATATCAAAAGGGGGTAAAACTGCCCTTGAGAAAGTGCATGGCATGCTATCATCCGACGCATTCCGCGAACTGGTGGAGAAGTCTGCCACCGGGCAGGATACCAAACGCTCCATAAATCGCCTCATCGGCAGCAAGGAATATAACAACTACGCCGCCCGCGTTCTTGGCCTGAAAACGCCAGAGCATCGCCGCCAGTGGTTACAGGAAGCCGTGTCTGCCACGTCGGTCGTTGGTGCGGGACGCGCTACCAGTGAAACACCATCCACGATCTCCATAGAGGCAGCGCCGCAATGAGCATGGTTCCTACTCCTACGCCAGTTTTCTACGAAGCCAACGGCGCGCCGCTACAGAATGGGTATATCTATATCGGAACAGCCGACATGGACCCTATCGCCAATCCCATACAAGTTTATTGGGATGAGGCGCTAACCATAACAGCGACACAGCCGATCAGGACGCTGGGGGGATATCCATCATATCAGGGAAAGCCTGCCCGCTTATTTGTGGCGGCGGGAAGTTATTCGATCACGGTCAAAAACAAAAGCCTGATAACAATCATTTCGCAGGCAACCGCGAATTGGTCGTTTATCACGGTATCAGACCTCGCCTCCACCGCATCGGGTAAGGGGGCGGCGCTTGTTGGTGGCATGATAGCGGATAACGTTACGATTAATGTACCCGCTGACTATTCAACCATCGCGGCGGCATTCGCTTATGTTGCGACTAAAACCATCACGCGCGGGGCGGTTGTCACGATCAAGGTCGCAGACGGCACCCATACGCTTAGCGCCGGTCTGCTACTAAACCACCCACAAGGTGAATCTATCCGCCTGATCGGGAATCAAACTACGCCTGCCAACTGTATCATTACAGTATCGGGCGCGCCGACATTCGACGCACTGACGGTATCGAACGGGCATACTCTTGGTTTGCTTGACGGCTTTAAATTCAGCTTAGCCAGTAAAGCGACTAGCGCCAACAACTATACCGCCATCCTATCCCTGAATGGCGGGAACATCATCTGTGGATCTAAGATTGTCACGGACAACTGGTACTATGGCGTTGCTGCCCGTGTTGGATCGAGCATCTACTGCCGGAGCGCGGTCGTTTCCAATGCTGGTGACGTTGGTATATGGGCGTTTATCGGCTCATCCATCGACTGCCAGAGCGCAGTTGTTTCCTCCTGTTCCGATAGCGCCAATACTCTAGGATGGGGTATTGAAGCGGAATATGGCTCGTCTATAGATTGCTCCAGTGCTACCGTTTCCGGTTGCTACAGGGGTGGGATTGGCTCTCTTTCCGGTTCTACTATCAAGGCGGCTTCGGCGGTCAGTGATGGCAATACAGGCATGGCTGGCGGCGCGCATGGCCTATTCGCTGAGAACGGAGGCGTTATTGAGGCGTACAGCGCGCAAACTATCAACAACAGCGGTTTTGGTATTCATCTCGGCACGGTCGGGATGGGCATTGTCATCGGTAATTCGATCACGAACACCGGCAACACGGCAGGCACCTACAACACCAGCGCCATTCTCGATGTAACTGGTGGGCAGTCTCGCTTGCTGTTCTATGGCCCGAGCGGGGCGCGGATCGACAACGCCAATGCGGCCCCCATTTATATCAATACGGCAGGAGGTGTCCAATTTGAGTTTGCTCATGTTGCCAATGCCGTAAACCATGTGGCTGCGACGGGTGCTGCGACCGGATCCTATGTTCGTCTGACTGCGACGGGAATAGACACTAATATAGACATTGCCCTAGAGGCAAAAGGATCAGGCGTGCCTCGCTTTGGAGGTTGGACATCGAACGCAGACGCAGCGGTCAACGGGTATGTCACAATCAAGGATAGCTCCGGCAACGTCCGTAAGCTGGCGACAATCGCATGATCGCCATCGTGGATCGCGGGCGGGTCCGACCCTTGTGGCTTCCTGAACTGGCGGCGCTTCTCCGCAAGCCTGAGCGCGAAGACGAATTTCCATCCGCCGCCATGTGGGCGCGGCGCAATCTAAAGGAGCTAACCAATGGCAACTGACAAACCCAAGCCGACACAGAAGCGGTGCGCCGATGAAGGTGGCCAATAGCCGCCATGACTGACCATCAGGCCGCCATAAAGCATTTTGTAGACGCGCTTTCTATCGGCGCAGTTTTGGGGACGTTGGTAGGGATGTTGCCAGCACTCGCCGCAGGACTTTCAATCGTTTGGACCGTCATTCGAATTTACGAAACTAAGACGGTGCAAAGATGGCTGAGAAAGGGGCGTTAAGATGAAACTCATCGACAATTGGCGCAAGTTCCACAAGCTCTGGTCTGTCCGTATCAGCGCGGCGGCGTCGGTTGTGTGGGCATATTTACTCGCCTCGCCTGAAACGATGCTGTCCGTTCTTAACCAAATCCCCGCCGACATGCGCGCATGGCTTCCTTCTTTTCTGCCCATCGCCTTATTCGCGCTGGTGACGTTCGCCCGACTTGTCCATCAGGAGAAGATCAGTGGCCCAAAATAAGGCTGTAGAGGCCACCAAGACCAATCCCGGCAAAACTGCCACTGCGGGCGCGCTGGCTGTTGCAATGGCTCTCGCTGTACCTCTGGTGGCAAAATGGGAGGGCAAGCGGAACGACCCTTATCTTGATCTCGTGAAAATCCCGACCGTGTGTTACGGGGAAACCAACGTCGCGATGCGTCATCACTCTGACGCCGAATGCCGGGACATGCTCGTCCGCACACTACAGGGCAAATACGCTGCGGAAGTGATCCGCTGCACGCCTGTTCTTGCCGACAAGCCACAGCGGCTCGCGGCAGCGACTTCGCTATCCTACAACATCGGAACGGCATCCTATTGCCGCTCCACCGCTGCCCGGCTGTTCAATGCTGGCGACATGGCTGGCGGTTGCAAGGCCATTGGCCGCTTCACGATGGCTGGCGGTCGCGTGGTTCAGGGTCTTGTCAATCGTCGGGCGGATGAGGTGCGGCTGTGCCTATCCTAGCCCTGCAAGCCCTCACCTTCGCCCGCTCGCACTGGAAGCTGATCGGCATTGCCGCTCTCGCCATCTTCGCAGGCACCCAGACCCTGCGCCTCGCATGGACACAGACGGCCCTTGAGAAGCTGACAGCTAAGATCGCTGTTATGGCCGCGATAACGAACGAGACGGACAAAAAATGGCGGGCAACCGAAAGCACATGGAAGGTCAAGACCGCCCAGATTGTAAAGGACAAGGATAATGAAATTCAGGCCATTGATGCTGAGCGCGATGCTGCTATTGCCGAGCTGCGGAACCGTCCACGTCGCCCCGCCCCCGGCACCGCCCAAAGCCCCGCCAATGGAGAAGCTGCCAGCGGATGCACTGGAGCACGATTATTTGGCGACGATGCAGAATTTCTTATCAGGGAAGCTGC